AGTCTTATTTTCGCCATCCAAAAGTGGCCAAAACCCTAGCAAAACCGCGCGGTCGCCCGCGGCTGGCCGACGCGGAAAAACTGCGACGTGGGACCGCGCGGAAATGTCGGCTTACCAAATCCTCCGCGACCCGATCGCGATCCGCTGCGCACGCGGCGAAGTCCCGTCGCGTACTCACCAACTTTCCAGCGATGGCCGATGCGTATACCCGTGACGTTCTCGACGGCGCGATCATCGCGTGCAAATGGACGCAGCTCGCGTGCCGGCGGTTTCATCGCATGCGCCAGCGTGGCGACCTGACGTGGGCGCCGACCGAGGTGCAGCGGGTGTGCACGTTCGTCGAACGGCTGCCGCATGTGGAGGGGCGCTGGGACACGCCGACGATCACGTTGGCGCCGTGGCAAGTGTTCATCCTGGCCGCGGTCTATGGCTTTCGTCGCGCCGATGGCGGGCGGCTGGTGACGACGGTGTTTTTCCAAGTCGCGCGGAAGAGTGCGAAATCCACGCTGGTGGCGGCGTGTGCGCTCTATCACCTGGTCGAGGAACGCGAGCCCGGCGGGCAAGTCGTGTGCGGGGCCAACACGGGCAGCCAGGCGCGGATCGTGTTTTCGATCATGCAGCGGATGATTCGGCGCGCGGGCTGGCTCCGGCAGCGCGGTCTGCAAGTGTTCGCGAATGCCATCACGTTCGATCCGACCGGCGGCTATGCGAAACCGATCAACGCGAAGTCGTCGACGCAGGACGGGCTGAACCCGTCATTTATCTCGCTCGATGAATCGCATGCGCAAGACTTCACGCTGCATGACGTGCTCAAGAGCGCGCAGGGCTCGCGGGTGTCGCCGATGCTGATGGCCCCAACGACCGCGGGCTACTCGCTGACATCGGTCGGCTATGCCTTGCGCGCGACGGCGCAGAAGGTGCTCGAGGGCGTGATCGAGGCCGATCACCTGTTTTGCGTGCTCTATGAGTTGGACGAAGGCGACGATTGGAAAGACGACGCCACGTGGGTGAAGAGTGCGCCGATGATCGGGATCACGCCGACGCTGGACTACGTGCGCCGGTACCGCGACGACGCGATCGCGACCCCCGGCATGCAAGGGGAATTTGAAGTCAAGATCGCCAACCGCTGGTTACATTCGGCGCAGACGTGGCTGCCGATCGCGCAGTGGCAGCGATGCGCGGACCCGACGCTGACGCTCGAGGCGTTCGAGCATGAGCCCTGCTGGATTGGCGTCGACCTCGCCGAGCGTGACGATATCGCCGCGGTGGCGCTGGTGTTCAAGCGAGATGGCGTGGTGTATGTGTTCGTGCGCGGCTATCTGCCGGCACTGGTCGTGCGGGAGCGGGCGCAAGCGGTGCCGGCGTACCGGCAATGGGTGGCCGACGGGGAGCTGATCGTCACCGACGGCAACATGACCGATTACCCGACCATCGAGGCCGACCTGCGCGCGGACTGCCTGCGGTTCGATGTCAAGGACATCGTGATCGAGCGGTTCGGGGCGCTCAACCTGGCGGCGAACCTGACCACCAGCGGCCTGCCGGCGTACATCGAAAACAAAAACGCCAAGGTGTTCACGGCGCCCGCGAAAGAGTTCGAGGCGCGCGTGAAGACGCAGCAGATCCGGCACACCGGGAAAAGTTTTCTCACCTGGCAAGTCTCGAACGCCTGCGCGGAGCGGCGGCGCGATGGCTCGCTACTGCCGACGAAAGAGGCGCATCACAGCCCGAACAAGATCGACGCAGTCGATGCGATCCTGCTGGCGCTGTCGCGGATGCTGGTGATGAGCACCACGGCGCCGACGCAGGCGGGGATTTACGTCTTCGGGGCGGCGCCATGAAACCCCGCAAGCCCGGCGGGCGGCGGCCGATGGAATCTGGCCAGGCGTCCGTGTCGGTGACGATTCGCCTGCCGGCGACGCACTACGATCAGCTCTACAAACAAGCGACGATCGCGCGGTGTTCGGTGTCGGAGCATGTGCGGCGGCTGCTCACCCGCCGGGCGTACGTCGAGTCCTAAAAATTACGTTTCTCACAGATTCCGCAAAGTGTGCTGCACCATGTGCGGCCATGCTTACCCGTGCCTGGGCGACGCTCGAGATCAAGGGCATCGACGAGGACGCCCGCGAGATCGACGGCATCGCGACGACCCCGACGGCCGATCGCCGCGGCGACATTGTCGAGTCGAGCGGCGCGGAGTTCACGCTGCCGCTGCCGCTGCTCTGGCAACACGACCCGACGGCGCCGGTCGGCGAAGTCATCAGCGCCGCCGTGACGCCGCGCGGCATTGCGATTAAGGCCCGGTTTGCCCGCGTCGAGGAACCCGGCCCGTTGCGCGACCGGCTGGAGACCGCCTGGCAGTCGGTCAAGGCGCGGCTGGTGCGTGGGCTGTCGATCGGGTTCCTGCCGATTGGCGAACCGCTGCGCCTGAAGGCCGGCGGGCTCCACATCAAGCGCTGGCAGTGGGCCGAACTCTCGGCCGTCACGCTCCCCATCAACACCCAAGCCACGATTCTCAACATCAAGGCCGCGTGCGGCCAGAAGGAAGCGCCTGCGATGCAGACCTACGCCGAACAAATCACCGCGCTGGAGAACAGCCGCGAAGCCTCGCTCGCGACGATGGCCGACCTGATGAAGAAATCCGCGGAGACCGGCGTCACGCTCGACCCCGGCCAGGCCGAGACCTACGACGCGCAGGCGGTGCGGGTGAAGTCCATCGACGCCGATCTGGCGCGGGTGCGGGAGCTGGAGGCGTTCAATGTGACGCGGGCGACCCCGGTGCCGGCGCCGCCGACGCCGCGCCCGGCCGTCGTCCAGGTGCGCGCCAACGTGCCGAAGGGCACGGCGTTCGTGCGCGCGGCCTGCGCGAAGTTGGTCTGCAACGGGAACCTCTACGAGGCGGCGCAGTACGCGCAGCGGTGGAACGATTCGACCCCGGAGGTCGCGCTCTATCTCAAGGCCGCGGTCGCACCTGGCACGACCACGGATGCGACGTGGGCGGCACCGCTGGTGAATCAGGGCATCGCCGCGGACTTCCTCGAGCTGCTGCGTCCGGCGACGATCGTGGGCCGGATTCCCGGCTTGCGCGATGTGCCGTTCAACACGAAAGTCCCGAGTCAGACAGCTGGTGGTACATATTCCTGGGTTGGAGAACAAAAGCCGAAACCGGTCAGCAAGTTAAGCTTCGCCAGCGAGGCGTTAGGGGTCAACAAAGTGGCCGGGATCATCGTGTTGACCGAGGAGTTGGTGCGGCTCTCGAATCCGAAGGCCGAGGATCTGGTACGGCGCGACATGATCGCGGGGATTGCGCAGTTCATCGATCAGCAGTTCATCGATCCGGCCGTGGCCGCGGTCGCGGGGGTGAACCCGGCCAGTATCACCAACGGCGCGCCGACGGCGGCGGCGACCACGAACCCGGTCGCCGACATCATGGGGCTCATCAATCACTTCGCCACCAACAACATTCCGGTCGACGGGCTGACGTTCATCCTGTCGCCGACGAATGCGTTGGCGCTGTCGTTCCGGCAAAACCTGGACGGTACGCCGGAGTTTCCCGGCGTCGGCCTGGCCGGCGGCAGTTACCGCGGGATTACGTTCATCACCAGCAATGCGGCCTCGACCAACGTGGTCGCGCTGCAGCCCGGGCTGGTGCTCTATGCCGACGACGGCGGCGTGACGATCGACGCCTCGCGCGAGGCGTCGCTGCAGATGGACAGTGCGCCGATGTCCCCGGCGGATGCCACAACCGTCTACGTGTCGCTGTGGCAAAACAACTGCGTCGGCCTGCGCGCGGAGCGGTTCATCACCTGGAAGCGCGTCGGGACGAACTCGGTCAAGTACCTCACCGCGGCGAACTGGCCGGCGCCGTCCGGGGGCACGACCACGCTCAGCGCGACCACCAGCGGACGCGGCAAAGCCGAGTAAGCCGTGCGCGTCTTCGGGCTGGACATCACGCGGGCGCGGCCCACCGTGACCGGATCGCTGCCGGGGTCGGGCGGCTGGCTGAACGTCGTGCGTGAGCCGGCGACCGGCGCCTGGCAGCGCAACCAAGAATTGGCCGTGCCGACGGCGCTATCGTCGGCCGCGGTCTATGCCTGCACGACGCTGATCGCCCAGGACATCGGCAAGCTGCGGCTGCGGCTGGTCGAGCGCGACGCCGCCGGTATCTGGCACGAAACGACCTCGCCCGCGTTCTCGCCCGTGCTGTCGAAGCCGAACCGCTATCAGATCATCCAGAAGTTTTTGGAGCAGTGGATGGTCTCGAAGCTGACATTCGGCAACGCCTACGTGCTCAAGCAGCGCGACGAGCGCGGCGTGGTGATCGCGCTCTACGTGCTCGACCCGCAGAAGGTCACGCCGCTGGTAACGCCGGATGGCGCGGTGTACTACGAGTTGACGACACACGAACTCGCGGGCGTGGCGCAAACGGTCACGGTGCCGTCACGGGAAATCATTCACGACTTGATGGTGCCGCTGTTCCATCCGCTGGTCGGCGTCACGCCGATCTATGCGTGCGGGATGGTGGCGCTGCAAGGGTTGAAGATTCAAGAAAACAGTACCAATTTCTTTGCGAACGGGTCGAGCCCCGGCGGCGTGCTGCTGGCGCCGGGCGAGATGAGCGCGGAGCGGGCGCAGGCGCTCGAACGGGTGTGGACGGAGAAATACACCGGGACCAACGTCGGCAAGGTGGCGATTCTCTCCGGCGGGCTGACCTATGAAGCGTTCAGCGTCAACGCCGTGGATGCGCAGTTGATCGAGCAGTTGAAATGGACGGTGGAGCAAGTGTGCAGTTGCTACCACGTCCCGGCGGCGCTGATTGATTCCAGCCACCAACCGCCGTACGCGAACCATGAACCGCTGTTGCAGATGTACTACTCGCAGTGCTTGCAATGCCTGATCGTGGCGCTCGAAACGTCGCTGGATTACGGGCTCGGCCTGGTCGACGTGCCGGGCAAGACCTACGGCACCGAGTTCGACATTGACGATCTGCTGTGGATGGATACCGCGACGCGCACCAAGGCGGCGACCGATGCCATCGTCGGCGGGGCGCTGTCGCCGAACGAGGCGCGGGCGAAGTACTTCGGGCTCGGGGCCGTGCCGGGCGGCGCGAGCGTCTTCATGCAGCAGCAGCAGTTCCCGATCGAGCAACTGGCGACACCTGGCCGGCTCACGCCGGTCGCGGCGCCGTCTACGATGCCCGCGGAGACGCCTGACGTGCTCGTAGAGGAGTCCGAATCCTAATGGCCACCCTGGTGACCCTCCAGCAGGCGAAAGACTTCCTGCGGCTCGGCACGCCCGCCGGGCACCCCGACGACGCCGCGCTGCAGTTGGTGATCGACGCCGCCGAGAATTGCCTCCTGGACTATCTCAGCCCGTATCCCGAGGACGCCGCGATCGTCGCCGGCTGGGACGAGACCACGGCGCCGGCCATCGTGCCGCAGATGATCCTGTTCCAGACGGGCGAGTTCTGGCGCTTCCGGGGCGATGACCTCGAAGGCGGCGGGCCGCGCCGGGACTTGGAGCGCGGCGACTTACATCCGCTCGTCGTGGGCGCCTTGCGGCGCCTGCGGACCCCGGTGATCGCATGATCCCGTCTGGCCAACGGACCAAAGTCGTCGCGCTCGAACACCCCAGCGGGCCGGTGCCCGATGGCAAGGGCGGGTATACGGAAACCTGGGCGCCGCTCGACCCGCCGACCGCGTGGGTGGCGCTCGACGCGCTCGCCAGCGCCGACATGGAACGGCTGACCGCGGATACCCTCGTCGCCAGCGGTACCCATGCCGTCACGCTGCCGTATCACCCCGGCGTCACGCTCAAGACGCGGTTGACCTATACCGACCCCGACCGTGGTGCGCGCGTGTTCCAGGTGCTCGGGCTGCGTGACCCGCAGGAAGCCCGCCGGGAGCTGGTGCTCGTGGTGGCGGAGGCGCTGCCGTGATCAAGTTCACGCTCGGTGGCGTCACGGTGCAGCAGGCGAAGTTTAAGCAGTTGCCGTCTTTCCTGGCGGCGCAGGCGCAGGCGGCGCTGGTGTCGCTCGGGACCACGGTCGCGGCCGAGATCGGCGCGTCGTATGCGCAGCGCAGCGGCTTTCTCGCCAGTCGGATGGTCGTGAAATCCCAGCCGCGGAAGAATGCCGCGCGTGTGGTGATTGCCAACACGGCGAAGTACGCGCTCGCCTATGAATTCGGATCGAAACCGCGCACCACGAAAAAGCGCGGGCGGCGCGGCCGCATGCCGGCGGCGCATAACTTCGTGCCGCGCGTGATGAAAGCCCGCGAATCGCTGGTGCCGCGGATCGCCGCCATCATGCGCGCGGAAGGGCTGACGGTGTCCGGTGCCTGATTCCAGCGCGGTCGACACGGCGCTCATCACGCACCTGGCCGGCGATGCGACCCTCGCGAGCCTGCTGCCGGGCGGCGTGCATTTCGGCCTGGCGCCGCAGGGCAAGACCGCGTTTGCGCTGGTGACGCTGGACGAGAGCGCGGATGTGTCCGTGTTCGCGGAGACCCCGGCGCAGCGCCGCGCGATCGAAGTCGTGACGTATGCGGTGCAGGCGGTGGTCTTGACCAGTGCGATGGCCCCGGCCACCGATGCCGCGGCGCGCATCGATGCGCTGCTCGAGGACCAGCCGCTCACCGTGCCGGGGTACGGGTGGCTGTCGACGGTGCGCGTGGAGCGCATCCGCGACCCCGGCGAACTCGACCCCAGTGACAAGTCGATCCGATGGCAGCATCACGGCGGGCGCTATCGGGTGCAAGTCGCGCCGAGTGTCTAAGGAAGGACACACATCATGATTCGCGCAGGACGTGACGGACTCGTGAAATGGGATCCGACCGGCGGGGCGACCGCCGTCGCGCTGGTCTCGATCAAGTCGTGGTCGCTGGAAATGACGGTAGAGAAAATTCCCGTCACCTGCTTCCAGGACACAAACCGGGTGTACGTGCCAGGCCTCCCTGATACCTCAGGCCAGCTAAGTGGCTTCTGGAATTCCGACGATATGTCGTTGATTGAAGCCTCGCAGCTTACGTCGCCCGGCCTGCTGGAACTCATCCCGCATACCAGCGATCCCAACGCCACCACGCCGAACAAGTTCAGCGGCCTCGCCTATATGGACGCCTCGATCGATACCGATGTCGAGGGGGCGCCGGCCCTGACGGGCACGTTTATGGCGGCCGGGCCGTGGACGCTGCCGACGGGCACGACGACGGCGCGCGGCGTCGAGCGCGACCGCGACCGCGCGGCGTAAGTGTTCCGCACGATCGTCGCGCGGGGCCGGCGCGGCGCCCTGGTGTGGGGCGCCGGCCCCGCCGCGGAACTCTCGACGTGGGCCGTGGCGCGTGATCAAGATTTCCACTTTTCCCTGAGTGCCACGGTGGCGCGGGCGGATCGCTTCCGGCTGCGCCAGGTGCCGCTGATGTTCACGGCGCCGCGCCCGCAGAAGCCGGCGGGGCTCTGGTATTTTCCCGTGCTCCCGCACACGCTGCAGATCGAGGGCGAGTCGCTGACCGCGAAGCTCGGCCCGCCGGAAGGACGCTGACGTGTCAGATGTAGTCATCCCGCGAGAGACCACGCTCCCGCTGACGAACGGGCGCAGTGTGACCGTCTGGGCTGAACTGAACCACGGCCAGTACATCGCCATGCTCTCGCGCATGTATACCGAGTCGAAGGACGGCGCACTCAAGCGCGACGTGCTCAAGACGACGGATGCGACGGTGATCGCCTATCTGATCGACTGGACGCTAACCGACCCGCAAGGCGCGCGGATCCCGGTGCGCGGCCTGCCGCCGGATGACGTGCAGGATGCGCTGAACAACCTGCGCCAGGCGACGGCGCTCGAAGTCAAGCGCGCGATCGAGGCGCATCACGCCAGCGTCGAAGCCGCGGGCGAGGCGCTAAAAAAAACGGACTCTACCGACGCCTCGTCGGGACCACCCTCGCCGTCTGTCAGCGCAGCGGCCTGAGTTGGGACACGGTGCTCACCATGCCTGAATCCACCTTCGCCATCCTGGCCGCGGACCTGTCGCGGAAATAGCCCATGGCTCTGACTGGCGCGTTACAAGCCGACTTCTCCGACTTCGTCACCGAGGCGACCAAGGCCAGCGCCGCGCTGGGCGTGATGGAGGGCGAAGCGAAAAAGACCGGCGCGACGCTCGCGAAGACCGGCGCCGTCATGGACGGGGTCG